CTAGGTAGAAATGTGACTTAACATAATATACATCGTATCAATTGCCCCTGTAGTAGCTGCTTGTGCGGAAACGGTGGCTAGTCCCACGCCAGTCGCTAGCAAAGTTTTTCCCAAAGCACGCGCCAAAAGCTGTCCTTTCTTGGTTCCTTCGAATTCTTCTGCTGTGGCTCTTGCTAGGATTTGCGTAGCATCAAATCCAGCCAAATAGGCGATTGCAGCTAGGTCAGCTGGTTTGCATTTGCGTCGACCGTTTTTCCAGTCGCTGACCTCGGTGAATTTGACTCCAAGCTCGTCGGCAATCTTGGCCTGGGTCAAACCTCTTTCCTTAGCCTTGTCAATAAGTAGTTCTGCGTAGTTCATGGCTGTCCTTTAACTACAAGAAATTTGGTAGCATTCGCCGCGTTGACTACAAAAATTTTGGTAGCACACAAATTTTTGTATTTCCGAACTTATACCACAGGGGTAAGCATGGCGATTACGGCTATCGAGGGGGCACTAGGCGCAGGAATGATTCTGTGCTCGTCTGTTGACGCCAGTTGGCCCGCTCAAGCTCACCAAAACCGCCTTCAATGGCAGGGGTTGGCTGAAGGAATTGCAAAGCAGTTTGCGGATGCTGCCTGCCGTAAGGCGATGCGCGGCGACGTGAGCGTAGCGCGGCGCTGCGCAGCGCCTATCGGCGGCTTTGCCGCTTTTGTTGAGTCGCTCGTTCTCTCAGCCCTCCCCCTTGGTAATCACGGGGAGATCTATGCCAAGGGGCGCAGCGTATGACCCGCCCTTCCCTGGTCCTAGACGGCAATGAGGTAAAGCTCCGGCTGGAAGCTGACCGGTCTACCTGCAATGACCGCGTGCATGTTGACTGGCTCCGCTTTACTTGCCTGCGCAAGAGTGCACCTATCCCGCATGAGGATGTGTTGTTTCCATCGGCTGAAAGCTGTGTGCCAGCTGGTTATGCCCACCTGTATGACCTGGATGTGATCCATGAGCGCCGTGCACGCGTCATCAAGCTGCTGCGTGAATTGCCAGATCCAGACTTTGCTGCCTCTGCGCAAGCGCATGCCCTGGCGCAAAAAATCTGCAAGATTTTGGGTCCTGAGTTCGTGATTGAGCCTGAGCTCAAAAAAGGCCACGACTTCTACCGCTATCGCTGGTCGATCACGCGCAATGGTGCTGAGTGCGCCTGGATAGGCTTTTTGGCCAGCGGTGATAGTCCGCGGCAAAAGGCGCAGGCCGAAACTATCCACGCCAATATTTATGGCGGTGCCTGCACGTTTGCGCATGGTTCTTGGCGTGCGCGCATGGCAAATCTGATCGAAGAAGTGCAGGGAAAAATTACCCGTGTAGATCTGGCGCTCGACTTCTTTGACGGTATCTCTGGCGGCCTCGATCGCATGCACTGTGAATGGCATGAAGGCCTGATGGATGTGAAGGGCCGCAGGCCTGCAGCAAACACTGTTGGCCCATGGGTTGAAGGTGGCCGAGGTCGCTCGTTCTACTTCGGAAGCAAAGAAGCGGGCAAGCAAACCAACGTCTATGAAAAAGGCGTCCAGCTGTTCGGCCTGCATGACGCCACCCGCTGGGAACGCATAGAACTGCGTTATGGCAACAAGCTGCGGGATTTGCCGGTGGACGTTCTCCGCCGTCCTGACGACTTCTTTGCCGGTGCCTCTGAATGGCACTGCCTGATGCTGGCTGAACACGGCCATGCATGCCTCGGTGAAGGCGTCAAGGTTCGCGCAAAGCAAGCCGTCGAAACCGTTAAAGCCGAAGTGACTCGCAGCGTGCGCTGGCTCACGAATACCGCATCCCAGTCCCTCGCGCTGGCCTTCCAGTTCCTGGGCGAAACAGAGTTCCTCGAACTGGTCACGGGCCGCAACAAACCGGGGCGTTTGCAGCGCTTCGCAGATAGCGAAATCAGCGCAGCTTTTGGTGCGCTGAGCCCTACTGTTTTCAAAACCAAGGTCCCGGTGATGGGGCTGATTCACTAAAGGAAAAACCGCCATGAAGATGACGTCTACCGCCCTGCTCCTGGGCATCGAAAGCAGCAAAGGCACGTTCGAAAGCACGGCCTACGACTCGACCAAATTCCACCTGTCGGTGGACCTGGGCCAGAAGTCTAACGGCAAGACCATCGGCATGGTTTCGCGCCCGTTCAAGTTCGGTGACTCTACCGAAATCGACAAGTGGAGTCACCTGGATAAATACCTGCGCGAAGGCAAAGCCATCCCGGTCGATTGCGAGTTCGATGTGGTCGCTTCTGCCGATGGCACCAAGCTGACCTTGCTGGGCATTAAGCCCACTGCAGCTGCCGCAAAGGCCACGGCCTAAAGGACTGCCATGCCGCGCTATGTCATCCAGTCCGGTGCCTCCGGTCGCTTCCTCACTGCATCGCCTGATGGTGATGAACCCATGTGGGTATCGCTGCTGCAGCAGGCCGGCGGTGGCGTGACTGATGACATGGAGCGCATTGCCCAGCTCGTGGCCGATTACTGCGATGTCGAGGATTTCCCCCAGGTCGTAGACCTGGACAAGCTCGGCACTGCGGAGGATTACCAGCTATGAAAGGCATCGCCTTTTATCTTTTTGCTCTGGGTGAAGTGGTCGCCTATTTGCTGTACCAGTTGGGCTATTACCAGGGCAGTTTTGATGCTCTATTCCCCATGGAACCGGCTCCAGTCATGCAAAGGCTGGTGCTGTGATGGCTGAGCAAACCATTCATTGTTCTCAAGCCTGCACGGTGACCGTGCAGCACGAATTTGTGGTGCCGTTACTGAATCTTGATTCGGCAGCGGCGGCGCAAATAGCAGTGGCGATTATCGGAGTATGGGCCATTGGCTTTGGCATCCGCGCCATTATTCAACATGTGCGTTTAAACGCAAAACCTGAGGAGTGATTTTTATGACGAAGAAAACCCGTTTGGCCCTGTTGGCTATTCCTGCATTCGCTGCTGCGTCTGCGCAAGCTGCTGCCGTGGATGTGTCCAGTGTGGTTGCCGATATCGGTGATCAGGTCGGTTCTGTGACCAATATCGGCATGGCAATCCTTGGCGTGGTGGTTGCCATCGCCTGCTTCATGTGGATTCGCCGCTCGATCAAATAATTGCTTGGTCTGCGGCTGGGTGGGGCTTAGGCCCTACCCTTTTTTAAGCAAATATTCGTTTGTTTAAAAAAGGGGAGCGCAATGGATGGTGTAACCGATGGCCTCGGGCTATACGTAATAATCGCAATGCTGGGGGCTGCATGGTTAATGTTCTCCGCTTAATCGTTCTTCCTGTTTTAATGCTGTGGGTATCGGGGGCGTTTGCTGTTCTCCCCAAAGTAGACGGGTGGATTGCAGACGGAAAGCAGGCTACTTTGTCCAGCACTGCTCAAGAGGCGTGTACGCTAGCTTTCGCTGCGCGTGTTGCAAGTGGGCAGATTCGCAGTGCGTCATTCACTGCGCTTCATCCCACATCGGCTAATGGTGGCTATTGCCGTGCGGATATTGTTAATTCTACCGGCGGTAATCTTCCAAATTATGCATTATTCGAGTATGTAAAGAGTGGTTCTGCTTGTCCTGCAAACAGCAATGCGAACTCCTCTGGTAGTTGCTCCTGTGCCGCTACGTTTACCGAAGAAAACGGTCAGTGTGTCAAAGCACCTCTTCAGTGCCCTGCTGGCCAGCATCTTGATGGCGCTATTTGCGTTCCTGATAAATGCCCTGATGGTCAAGTTCTTGATGCCGGTGTATGCGTTCCTATCAAATGCCCGGAAGGTCAAATTCTCGACGGCGGCATCTGTATACCTGATCCAAATATCTGTCCTGATGGTCAGAAAAAGGTAAACGGCAAGTGCCCCGATAAGCAATGCAAAAAGGGCGATTATTTGGGTATTACCACATCAGCAAATATGCCTACCTATATTTGTCATGAAAAGTGTTTTTATGGCATCGGAAAGCCTCCGTATGCAACCGTTTGCGTTCCTGGTACTTCAGCAGGTGCCGCATATTGCACTATTCAATATGAAAGCATAGGTGAGAGTTGCGATGGTTCCGATAAGCCCCCGACAAAGCCCGGTGATGGTCCCGGCACCGGTCCCGGCACTGGCCCTGGCGATGGTCCTGGTACAGGCCCTGGTACTGGTCCCGGCACAGGTCCGGGTACGGGTGGCAATGATGGCGGTGGAAACTCTGGCGGTGGCAATACTGGAGGCGACAAGGAACCCATGCCCGGTACTGAGCCTGACACCGATGGGAAGTGTGGTCCGGGCACCTATAAATCTGGTGGCAAGTGCTACCCCAATGAAGAGGTTAAAAAGCCTACTGATGCCGCTGGCAACTGCCCTACTGGCTACACCAAAAAGGGAGACGTTTGCATAGGCACTAAGCCGTTGCCCGATAGCGACAAGGACAAGGATTTCTGCAAGGAAAACCCAAAGCTCGACTCCTGCAAGTCCAGCTCTTTTCAAGGCTCATGCTCGGCTAGTTTTCAGTGCCAGGGTGATGCCATCCAGTGCGCAATGGCCCGTGAGCAGCACGTTCGGGGCTGCCAGCTCGATGCCCTTGCCGATACCTCTGAATACGGCCTATGGGACCGGACTAAAGACCTTAGCGCCAATGGCCGCAAGGTCACCGATGGTCTAGAGGGAAACAGCGATTTCACTATTTCGCTCAATGGTGGCGACGACTTCATCGGCGGTGGTTCCGGCTTAACGGATCAAGTAATCGATCTTGGTAAGTTCGGCACGCTAAAGCTGCCTCTGGCTCAGTTCAATTACTGGTTATCTATTATGGGCAATGTCTTTGTGATTATTTGCTCTATTGTTGGCGGCTTAACCCTGATTAGGAGGCATTAATATGCCAGTTCTCGGCGCTCTTGGCGGCTTGCTTCTTTCGCTCGTCGCTGGTTTTGTTGGTCGCACGCTTGCGGCCTTGGGGATCGCCTTTGTCACTTATTACGGCGTTTCTGAGGGTTTGGAGTTTCTGAAGCAGCTTGTCTCAAGCAATCTGCATGCCCTCCCCCCTAACGTTATTGCTGTGCTCGGCCTGATGAAAATCGGTCAAGGCCTGACGATTCTTTTTAGCTGCATGTTTGCCAATATGCTGCTGAACGGATTCACCCAGGGCGGCACGCTCAAGAAAATGATTTTCGGCTGATATGCTGCATTTAATCACTGGCACCAATGGTGCAGGCAAAACGCTCCATGCCCTCAAGTGGGTTATGGAACGTTCCAAAAAGGAAAATCGGCCGGTTTGCCATAATGGCCGCTTCAAGCCTAAAGCCGGTGGCCCTCTTGAGTCCTGGAAGCAAATAGACTTCAAGGATTGGCAGGCTGAGCCCGATGGCACCATCTTTCTAATTGATGAGTGCCATAACGATTTGCCTAATCGTGCCGCTGGTGCTGTTGTGCCTGAGCATGTCAAAATGCTCGCTGAACATCGTCGGCGCGGCTTTGATTTCTACCTGATTAGCCAACATCCAGCTAACGTTGATAGCTTTGTTCGTCGCTTGATTGGTTCGCCTGGATGGCATCGGCATATTAAGCGCATCTGGGGGCAGGACATTGTTTCTGTCCTGGAGTGGGATTCCGTCAATCTCAATTGCGAGAAAGCTAATTCCAGCTCGACAAATGGCACTAGTAGTCAGAATAGATTTCCAAAAGAGGTCTATGAGTGGTACGAATCTGCCACTATTCACACGAATAAAAAGAAAATACCAAAAGTCGTTTGGATGTTCCTTATAGCTATTTTGGTTATTGCATTATTCACCTGGAGGAGTTACCAAAATGTTACAGCCATCGGAAAAACAGATAGTAAAACGGGAACTGCTACGGCAACTGACTCGTCTGGCGATTCAAAGTCTCAGGGCAATACTGTTTCGAAGATGACGGTGGAGGAATGGCTCCTTACACGGGTGCCTCGTGTCGCTGACCTTCCCCATACGGCTCCGATGTATGACGAGGTCACGAAGCCCGTAACAGCGCCCTACCCGGCTGCATGCGTCCAAGACGCCAAGCGCTGCCTCTGCTACACGCAACAGGGCACGTTGATGCGTATATCGGGCGATACCTGTCAGCAGATAGTGAAGTATGGCTACTTCATGGATTGGAACGATGGCCGCGCCAACACTGCACCTATGCAGCAGCAACCCATTCACCCAGCCCCGCAGCAACAGGCCCCGCAGCAAGCCTATGAGCCCTCTCCGCAGCTGGTCGGGTTTGAAGAGCGCATGGCGGCCCGTAACGCTACGGTAGTCTCGACCCTCAAGCGGTGAGCGTGGTCATGCGTATCTGGGGACAAACAGGGGCCCCGGGAACGGAGACCTTGTGTCGTAGTGGTGGGGTCGGGGTATGGGGTGACAAACCCCATGTGGCCGCTCGTTCTATCTCGTGCCGCTTGCCTGAGGCGCGGCCCCCTCACCTATCCGTAGACTGGTGTGTCTCATCCTTTACCAGTGCCCACTTGTACCCGATAGGTGCCATCTGTTGGTTGCTTGTCTCGAGGCGTAAGCGAGATTCGTTGATCCCATCGCGGATCGCGTATTTCATCATCAGATATGCAATGTAGATCGCCACGCCTGTAATGATTGCGCTGGCCAATAGGGCCATGATCCATGCATTTGGATAGGTCACGACGTACATAATTCTCTCGTTTTAAAGTGTAACGTTCGGCATTATGCGTGCCTGCCATCTCTCCCTCTTCCCCACAAAAACGTCACCCAGTAAAAAACCCACCTATTAGGTGGGTTTTTGCTGTGCAGGCGAAAATATCAAATTGATACGTCTGTTGACAAAAATTAACAGTTTATACATCGTATCAATTAGCTAAGTACTGGTGAGGAGCTATTACGGCTACTACCCGTGCCTCATTGCTTGGACACGAGCAACCTCTGTCTCTCAGCGCTCCGGCCGCATGTCAGCGCCCGGCTTGTCATCCTTGACCAGCACCCAGCGGTAACCTGCCGGCGCCACCGGTGGCTGCGCCGCTTGCATCGACCTGCGGCGGTCGCCCAGGTTTGAGGCATTGATGCCGTTCTTGATCGCTGCCTTCAACAGCTCATAAGCGACCCACGCCGAGATAAGCGTAGCGATCAGCGACCAGAAAAGCATCCAGGCGAGCTGTCGGTCTATCTCCATCTGCAATCTTGCCCATTCCATCGCCATTCCTCCTGCCGCGCAGTGTAGCTGCGCGCTGGTCTGCAACCCGCCAACGCATGCAAGCGCTGTAACAGGAACCTCAGCATCCGGCCCGGAATTGCTCGTCCCGCGCGCGTTGCCGTTCTTCACGGATCCAATCCATCTTGCGTGCGGTCCCGCACGGCAGCCGTATCCATATGTGCTTAGCGGCTTTCCTTTGAGAACGTCCTTATTCCTTTGAACCTGCTTATTTTGATCGCATCCCAGTCATGCCAAGCCAGGCTTGAGTCTGTGATCGTTGCGATACGGCCCAGCTGCCAGGGGCGGTTTATCTGTCCGTGGCCGAATGGCGCGCCGCAGTAAATGGGAATGTTTAGTGGTTTCAAGTGTTCGGCGAATATTTCCTCCAGGGTGTGGCGCACTCCTCGCGCGGGACAATTCGTGAAATCGCCGAGCACAACGGCCAGAGCGCCATCCAATGCGCCACATAGTCGGAGTTGTGCCAGAGATCTCTCAATGCGGTAATAAGGCTCGCCTACATCCTCAAGCAGAACAATGCATCCTGCCATTGACGGTAGCCAGGGTGTACCCGCGAGAGAACTCAAGGTTGCCAGATTCCCGCCGAGGGTCGGCCCCGTCACGTTGACGCGCTCCAAGTTCCCGCCAGGTGTGAGCCCGGAGAAATGAAGCGCTGCGCTGACTTCGCTCAGTAATGTAAGTACATCTTCAGTATGCTGGCTTATCGCATCGCCAACTACTATTTCTTCGAACACCGGTCCATGGATGGCACAACCGCCCAGCTTCCACGCCTGCAGCAAAAGTGA